CCTCGGATGCAGTCAGAATTAACCCGCCCGATTTAGCCTGAACCTCCGCATCTGATAAAGGCAAATTGACCCGAAGCACCGTGTCCAGATTCATATTCACGGCAATATCGGTTAGCACATTTTGAGTGGGTAGATACTCCTGCTCAATCGTGCGCCACACTACCGAACCGCCCGGAATGGTCATATGCTCGTCATCGTAGTTAATCAACTGAATCGGCTCGCTTACATTTGTCCGGCAGGCCATATCAATACTCGAATGAACCACAAAGATTAGGCGGTAATTGTTGCTGATATCCTCGACCCCGGTCAAGTTGGTTTGCAGTGCGTTAATATCGAACTCGGCATAGAAGTCATTGCCGGATATGTTAGTCGGTGGCGTAACGGGTATGATGTGAGCCGATGGAATTAAACTGCTCAAATCGGCCTGCTCGTACTCGTAATTCTCGTACAGGTCTAACTGGTTATTTTTGGAATCGTTCCGAATCAAATACACCCACATATCGTCCGGTGGTGTGCCGACTATGCTTGAACTGAAAAATTGAAAATCAACCCGAAATTTAGTTGAACGAACCGTACTAAGGTATTGCGTTGGCTGTCCTGTTGGCGTGGTCAGTGTTAAGACCTGACTGACAAATATGCAATTATTACCAACTACCTGCTCATTGTAGAATGGCAGTGTACCTTTAATCGAGAATAAATCGTCCTGATACACATTGCCCACGCTACGGTACAACACGAACGCCCACGACATATACTTGTAGTTGCGGTAAATGCTGTTATCGGCACTATTGTTTAACTCTAATCCATTCTGAACGGTGTTGGCCAGCAACTGCCTGTGATTGTCATAGGCGTTATTTTCTGGCTTGCGTACGGTATCCTGTGGCAGATTAAACTTAATCTGGTACTGAATGCTTGCTCCGTTGCTGGCAATAACACACTGAACGAATGGGCTGGTCTGGCTGATTTCTTCCGATGGTTGCTCACCGTACCATTCCATATTGAATGTGCCATCAACGCTTGGCTCTTCTCGGCCTTCCGATATCAGACACACCCGATATTTCCAGCCTGCAATCGGATAGGTATTCAGATTCCATTCGGGAACTTGGGCAAATAGCCACTGCGACAAGTACAACACATCCCCGGCAACAACTGGCTGTGCAAGTGTTAATGTGCGTGTAATTATCTTAGCCTCACCCATTGCCCCGGATGTGAATATATCGCAATCCGCATTAAAAGAATCTTGGTCAACCGTTACAAATCCATTTGTATCGGATAGATTCCATCCTGCTGGTGTCAACGCACAATACACCTCCTGCCAACTTAGATTGATTGAGGATTTGTGATTGTTAAAATCTACCTCAATAAAACAACTGCCATTTGCCGGATATCCATTGCCGTTGAATGTTAGTATTACATCAGTACAGGCGCACGGTGCAAGGGAAAACGATGTTGAACTGAATGTAAACGCTTCGCACCCACATACTCGTATCGTGCCAGTATGACTGCCTCCGTCATAGTTGCATAAACGCAATACAACGGTATCGCCATCGCACAACTGGCCGAAGTTTACATTCCAGTTACGGTCAACACCAACGGTTATGGTATTATTGTTTGCCATATTTAAAATTCTGTTTGAAACCTGATTTCACGACTGCCAAAATCAGCCGTAATGTTTTTGATTCGAGCATTTACCACTGCTCCGTATGGTGTCCGCATCTTAATTGTCCGATTCACATTCAATACCTGTGCTAACTGGCACGACATACGCACGGTTAAGTTAGCATCCCAGAAACGGAACGGATTGATATTCGGGTCGTCAATTCTGTGGAATTTATCGTACAAATCCGATTGCCCTGAATTAACCATTGCTGGCATATTCTGGACACCGTTGTACTTGCGAATGATTGCAGTCGTATAGGATTGACCATCCCAAATCAGCATTTTAGGACTGGACGCAGTTCCTTTGGACATAAGCAGGTAATCATCTGTTCCGGTTAATTGCCCTCCAAATAAGAAGTTGACAAATTTTGAATTGCCAAAATATGACAACACATCAAACTCAACGCCATCATTTCTGAACCGTGCCGGAGCATAGGACAACTGCTTTTTATTTGCGTTCTCCCAGTTCGGATTTGACCCGTAATCGAAATAAACGGTGTATCTATTCCTGTCCTCGTTGCCTACATCATCCAGTGCGTCCATAGTTGCCTCGACTTTGATTGATGCGAATAGTTTGCCGTCATTGTACGAGAAGCAAATACCATCAATGATATCGCCTGTTTCCTGATTCACAACCGCATCGTAAATGGATGGCTGGTTCAGCAAATAATCCTTGCGTTCAAAGTATAACTGCCCTTGGTCAATCCACCAACGGGCGTTAAAGTCTTTGGCAATTGTATCAAGCCACGCTGACATCGTTGCAGTTGGTCTGTTTTCGCTAATGTAGCCTATGGCCTGTCTGTCACCTGCATCGGCCGGAGCATTGAAATATAATGCGTTGTAATACTCGCTGTTTGGGTCGTTTAAGATAGACGAATTAAACTGATTAATACCGCATATCTGGCAAGCGTTTTCGACATATTGGCGATATAATGGGGTTGGATGTTTTCGACCGCATCCGATGAAGTTTTGGATTAGCAGGTCGTAAATTTCCTTTAATTCATCGAGTAGGTAGGTTGGGTCTTGTAGTATTTGGTCGCAAAGAGGAGGTGTTATGTTTACAGGATTTCCCGGAAGAAATGAGTTCAGTAAGTTTTCTATTTGTCGCAAACTAAAACATATCCCCAACAAGAAAAGACTAACGAGTGAAAGCAGTCCAAATAATATCGGGAAAATGCTTTTATATGTTGACCCAAAAAACAAGGCAAGAATAATCAACACCCACATCAGCCAATTCGGCCTTAACTCATTGCAATACACAACCAGCGGAAACTTTGGCTGTCCGCTTGATGGCGTGTTAAAATAACCGTTGCGATTTGAACTAATCTCGTACTTATTAAGACAACGGTAAATCAATTCATCCGGGTCTTCCCGTGTCAATCTTGCCTTTACGAAACAATCGTTCTGGCAATAGTCAACCATATCGCCACGAATGATTAGGTTCTGATAAATAGGGCTGTTGCAACAATCATCCCATATCTCGACATTAATAGAAGTGCTTAGTCCGGTTGGGCTGGAAACGAGTAAAGGGTAGATTATATCGAAGCCATCGTCATAAAACTCCAACTCGTTCGTATAGGCTTTTTGCGTCCGTCCTGTTTCGCTATCACGATCGTAAGTTACCGTGAAGTTTTCAAGTCCTTCAATCCTGCCCTGAATAGGCGTACCGTTTAGTTTAACCGTTAGCATACTATCCTATCCTTGTTCTTAACCGCCTGACTTCGCTCTTGCTTTGCTCGGTAATTACCGCAATGCCTCTTTCATTAATGCGTACCGATGTATGAGGTATGTACTTGGCAATGGCTTTTCCAATTACATCCGGGTCAATTTGTGCCTGTGCCGATGACACACGGCCACCCATAGCCATCTCGGCAATGAATCCGGCTTCTTTGTCTGATATCTTTCTGTCTTGTGCCAAATCCAACAAAGCCGAATATCCGGGCTGTGTGTTGATATCTGCCGGAACAACACGCTCATCCGGTGTCAGGATAGCATGAACGCTGTCCTTGCCACGAATAGCACCACGCATCATAGGTACTCGTTTCGTTCCTTTGTTGTAGGGAATTGGTTGGGCTAAGACTAAGCCAGCCTGAATAGCACCGGAGGCAATAATACCGGGAATAGTTGGAGCAAGAATAGGATTAGACGCTTGTGCCACATTTATTGCCGTACTAATTGCAATCTGGCTGATGGCTGCGATTTTATCCAGAATCATTTGTCTGCGTTTAATTGCACGAACTTGGCTCTGATATTGTTCTTCCGATAATAAGCCTTTCTGCCTTTGTTCTTCAACAAGTGTCTGCTGGTCGCTTAGTTCTTTTTGTTTTTGAGCAACAACAATGGACGCAACACCAGAAGCAGTCTGTCCGGCAATGTCAATAGCCATTGCCTTGTTGTCCTCTTTCTTCTTTTTATCCTTATCCGTTATTTGCTTTTCAACCTCGGCTACATCCAGACCGTACTTTTTGCGAAGTTCGAGTACCTTTTTCAGATAATCCTCCTCCTTCATCAACTTCGTTTCGTTTTGAACATTCAGTTCTTGAAGTTCCATATCGAAAAAAGTCTGACGCATCAATTTGTCAGTTTCCAATTCACGAACGGCCTGCTTTGCGAGGTCTTCGGCCATTTGTTCCGAGCCAGTCCCAAGACCTTTTGCGTAATCTGGAACTTCCGGGCCAACCATTAATTCTTTCGTTCTGGCTTCACGGTCCAGCATCCACTCTCGAATTAATTTTTGTCCTGCCTCAATTTCAAGTCGTATTTTTTCACGCTCTTTGCGTTCCCGTTCAAGTGATTTTATTTGGGCATCGCTAAGGGGTAATTTCATTTTAGACACAGCCAATTCATTCTCGACTGATTTCAAAATCATATCGTACGCCTGTGCCATTTTTACAGAATTAAGATACCCTTTTGCGTCTGTATCTTTAATGCTGTTGGCAAACTTCATTTCAGTGTCACGCAGAACCTTGAAAGAATGAACAAGTTGTTCCAGCGTTTTACCTTGGCTTTTCATACTTTCCAAGGTTGCCTCTGCCGATGCTTTTTCCTGCGCATTATTGAGCAATCTGGCTGTTTCACGACTCATATATTGGTCGTGCGTCAGGTTTATTTTGTTCCAGTATTCGAGCATGTCAGCCAGAACCTGTGCGCCACCCATTGAACCGTAAAAGCGTTCGCCAAGATTAGCCATGTACGCTTGCCATGCGTTGTTCAATCGGTTGACATTGGCTTGCATTCCCTCGGCTAATTTCTGTGCATCTCCACCAAACGCTTTCTCCATTTCTTTCGCAAATTTCGGAAGGACTTCGGATGCAATCAACTGACCGTTGGCCATCATCTTATCGAGTTGCTGTGTAGTAACTCCCAATGATTTAGCCATAATTCCAAACGCTTGTGGCATGGCTTCACCTAATTGTCCACGCAATTCCTCTGCCGAGATTTTGCCTTTCCCCAACATCTGCGTCATTGCAGTCATGGCTCGCTTTGCTGTTTCAGCACTTGCACCACTTCCAGCAATGGCCACCGACATAGATTTGAATATTTGCTCGGCCTTTCTTACCTCCATTCCGGATGCTTTCGCTGCGCCCGTAAATTGAACAAAATTATCGGCCAATGAAACAAAATCTAATCCGAGTTTATTAGCCAATGATGCCAAATCTTGCATCGCAGCCATACCCTGATTATTGCCACCTGCTATTGAGTTTAATCTAACCTGTAATGATTGAACTTCGGAAGATGCTTTGAATACCGCTTTGCCAAACTCAATAACCGAACCTACACTAAACGCTGTTTCGATTGCTCCGGCAAGTGCGCCAAACTGCCTATCTAATGCTGATACCTCATTGCCTACTTTCTTTGTGGCATTCCCTGCCTCGGTCATTCCAGCCTTAATCCCGCTGGTATCGGCTTTGAGCGTAAAAATTATATTTTGAGCCATACGGTTTTACATTTTTGACCCAATATGGCAGGGAACGCCTAAGTCCGGGGAGGACAAGGCAAAGGTACTAAATTATCGGCAATTTTACCATAACCCATTTGCCCCTCTTCGTCTTTTTCTGGTGACCGACAACCTTTCCGGTTTCGTCAATTAACGCCCGAATCAGGCCACGCCTGTAACGCCTATTTATGCTCTCCATAAGTGAATGCTGTTATGGCTATTCCGCAAATGACCCCGATTAAAAAAATTAGTATGCTCATTGTTTTGATAGTTTGTCCTGTTTCAAATGCAGTTCGTACTTCCAAGCGTTTAGGGTCGATGCGTACTCGTCTATCTTCATTCGTTCAAGTGTTTTGATTTCCGACAACACGCCATTGCATACCATGCGATGCAAAACATTTATCTCGGTCATGTAACCTATGAACTCATCAGCCCAGTTTCTGCCAAGGGAAAGATACTCCCGCTCGATTCGTTTAACTCCATCAAATTCCTGTGTAGGATACGCATACGGATAAACTCTTCGGAGATACCCGATAAGGTCGTTATATAATGTACTGCTTTGCAGATAAAAAAAAACCGGGCATCTTCGTCCTGCCTCCACATTTCCAGTTTTTTTCGTTGCATTCGCGTCTCATACTCGTCCGGATTTTCGTCCGGATGGAGGATAAAAACGCACGCCAACTCTTGCAGGAGCGATTCGTCTGGTATGTCATTGATTCGCTTTTCCAGTTGGTCGAACTTTGCAAAGCCATCCACGATTTTACCTGCGTTCAGGTCGGCTTTGATTTCTTCGAACGCTTTGACCAATCGTTCTGGATTCAACCCCATCGAAGCCCTGCGTACAGCAAGGTCGGCTGGCATCACACGCATAGCCGGAATGTCAAGCCACGATTCGAATGTACGCCATTCGATTTGGTTTGAGTCGGTGTAAATAGGTATGGTTGCTGTCATATCCTTTTTAAATAAACTAAAATTTCATCAATTCTATCAAGTTGTTCAAATACCACATAACGAACTGAATATACTTTATACAAAGTAAAACGAATGTTAAATTCCGAACCTACTTGTGGAACACACGGAAGCGTTATTTTCCTATCTCCCTTTTCGCCTAATGGCAATATTAATCTGACCTCTATCATATTACCTTTAACGCTTACACTCCAACAAAGTTACCGGATTTTGCGAACCTATCCAAAAACTGGCGGTGAAATGTCCATAGGTAGTATTCGAGGCAGTCGAATAGGTGGCCAGTCATTGCGTCCGGTGCTTTTTTGCCCGAATCATCATTGCGTTGCATCAGTTCCATATCCTGAATCAGATACTTGCACTGGTCGCTTATTACGATATTCCCGTGCTTAGCCAGCATTGAGTTAAGCAGGACGATGTAATCGGTACTTAGCGGGTTTGCCGAAAGCAGTCGAATTTGGGAATCAGATACTTTGAGTTCGCCTCGGATTATCTTCCAGTTGCTTAGGCCTTTGCTTATGGTTGTCCTGTTCCTACCCGATGCATCACCAGTAAGGATTAACCTATGCGGATTCGGATATTTGGCCGAAATTCGTTGGCATAGTTCGGTCACATCGCTGTTTATTATCCGTTCCTCACCAATTATCCTGATACGCTTCCTGTCTGGCGTGTGCTGGGCATAAACGCAGGTCATCGGAGACACATTAAAGTCGAACGAAATGTAAATAGGCAGGTTCGGGTCTTCCTGAACCTTGCCGATATGAACCTTGCGCTCGAATGCGTATGCGTAGATGCTGGATTGTGCCGTTATCAAATGAGCCAGCACTTCACGCTTGAATGTTTGCGGGTCTAAGGTGGCTTCTAATTGCTCAATGTAGCCCGGTGGCAGGTTGTGACGATTGATGTATGATTCGGCCTGAATTATTTTGATATTGGTATCGGGTGTGTCAGACTTCTCTTTCAACTCCAAATAATGCTTAACATTATCCGGAGGCGTGGTGGCTGTAATTATCTTGTGAATGCGTCCTGTCTGTTTGAATAGTTCGCCCCTTGCCCTTGCTCGTAACTTGCCCAACGCTTGCTCAAAATTTCGGATATCCCGTGTTTCATCAACCAGAATATAATCCCATTGCGACCCGTTCACGGTGTTGTAGTTCTCCAAACTGGTCAGCACCAGATACGACCCCCACGCAAAAGTTATAACATTCTCCGACCCAATCGCACTGAATGGCTTTACGCCTTTCATTCTCTTGTTTATCACATAATCCACTTCCGGACGCAACCCGAACGACTGCCACGCACTTTCAACACCGGGAAGCGTGCTATTCTTCATCATTGGAACGGTCGGAGCGCATAGCAGACCCTTTGAGCCGGGAATAGATATGAAAGGAATGGATATTGCACCGAGCGAATAAGTCTTTCCCACGCCAACTCCCGTAACGAAATGCACCTCTTTCGTATCGGTGCAGTGGGTGAGATAATACCCAATCTGCTGGGCTTCGTTTAGGTCAGGCATTATATCTTAATATCCCTCAACCACGCCTCCATCGAACACACACGGGCATACATATTACCCGCACCCTTTGCCATCATATTAGTCGTGTCAGTCGCTTTATTGTGGCGTGTCACAACTATTTGAACCGTATCGAAATGCTCCATCAGTTCGGCCAGTTTCTGGTCGAGAAAACGCTGGTATTCGATGGCTTCGGCTTCGGTCATTTCAACTTGTCAATCGCTTCTTTTGAGATGTTCACGGTGATGTTGGGCGGTGGTGTGTTCTCGTTTCCGCTCGCTTCAACCTCGACCTTTTCGCCATAGTATTTCGGTGCTTTTTTGCTCGCACGCCATTTGTAAAATTGAGCCAGTTCACGCGCTCTGGTCACTTCGGCCATAGTTCCCTCGGCTTCAATCAATACCTGTTCAGCACGGTCTGCATCCATATCAGCGGTCTGTTGACGCACCTCTTTAATTCGCGCGGAATGTTCGGGCTGATGCAGGAAATCGAATAACACCGTCAGGCTCATTCCGTACTTACTTGCCATTGCCCGATACGATAGACCATGAAAAATATCTTCGATTACGGTTTCAATCGGAGGACGCGGTATCTTTTCAATGCGACCTGATTTGGGTTGGTCTGACCCTACTGGCTTAACTGGTGGACGCTTTGCCATAGTTGCTGTTTTGTGCCAAATATACGAAATTTATTCCAACTCCCGCAAACATCTGGCCTTGTTCTCGTACCAGTTGGCCTTGGCTAAATCGGTGAGTGCGTCACCTTTCAATCCGGCACGCATCCGGTATTTGAATGCGTTTATTTCGCAGTAGGCTATCATGTTGGGTCTGCCGTAAATGCGTAGCATCATGTCAAAGGTTTCGATTGACTGCCCTTTGTAGTGGTCGGGGTGGTTGACTATATCGCTCATTTTTTGTCTAAGTCGAAAAAATATGAATCCTCTTCCTGTTTGAACCAAGCACCCGTACAGGCATCCACAATCAAAGAGGGAAGCCCAAACAAGTTCACATAAGGCACGGCACACATGGCAATGTTACCAAGCAAATAACCAGTCCTGACCTGTCTGTATGTCCGGGTCGTGATTGTCTCATACCCATCCGCTTTGACCGTAATCGTGTGCCGTTTATTGCGCCTTACATCGGTCACGACATCACCAGAACCGACTTTTTGCCCATCGACATAAACCGAGGCGTGGTCTGGTTTTGCCGAGATGTAGATTTCCTGTTTCATGTTTGAAGTTATTGTCGCACAGGAAGATATCGACAATGCAAGGATGATTGCTGATAGTTTTTTCATGGTGTCAAAATTACTCAAAAAATGGAGATGATAAGATGTAGTAAGATGAAAATTTTTACATCCTTATACACTAACCGTTTGGTTTCCAGCCCTATAAGTATATAAATATAGATAGATTAAGATAATCATCATTATATCTTATACAGAAAAATTTTTTTCTTAGCCGAAGAAAAAAAAATTCCATAAAGTTTGAAAACACGATTTTTCCCTATCTATCTTATTTTTTGTCCGTAACTAACTGATATTAATATAGTTAGTGTATATAGATGAAAAAAACCGCATCTTACTACAAACCTAAACATCTTATTTGCGTAGTTTTGGGAATGGAAAAAACCGAGGCAAAAATCCAGCAGGAAGCCATCATGAAAATTTGGAACGAAATGCCCGAAACGAGGCTTTGTTTGTTCCATGTTCCGAACGGCATGAATATAGATGCCCGGCAAGGGGCTAAATTTAAGGCACAAGGCGTTATCTCCGGTGTGCCGGACTTGGTATTCGTCTGGCAGGGCAAAACGCATTATATCGAAGTTAAAACGGAAAACGGGTATTTGTCCAAAAATCAAAAAGCCCTGCACGCAAAATGGAGCGAACAGGGCATTGATGTGAAAGTTATGCGTAGCAGTGACGAGATTGTCCAGTTTATAGCGCAACTGGTCGGACGAAATATACCTTCTTAGGCGAAAGTCCGGGCTGGCGTTCCATCGTAAATGGGTATTCAAGTCGGGAAAGCACTCTGCCGATACCAACGGCAGTAATTTTAAGTTGGGTTTTTTGCTGAATTTTTGAAGCGATATCGGACGCACTCATTGTAATGCAGTCCGGGTCACTCGGTTCTCCCGGATGGTATTGTGCTGTCAAAAGTTCGGCATGAACATCCGGACTGGTGTTTTGTAGGCTTATTGATTGAAGCAGTCTGTTTTCTTCTTTGGTCAAAAATCCAGTCTGGCCATCGCTCGTGTACAAGTGATACGCTTCGATTAGTGCGTCTGTTTTGTCGATGGCGTAGTATGTTTCCAAGTCAATATCGGTAGCATTAATCGGCACGATTCGCCTGTTGCTGGAATCGCTGATAATGTCGGAATCATTGGATGTACCACAAAGCATGGCAAGGCGTTTAATATCCTCGTGGTTGCGTCCGTATGCTCGTCTTAGGGTGGTATTGGATTGGCTGGATTTTGCTTTCAGCAGTTTCGTATTGGTTGCCATTTTACCTCCCCATTCGTCATCGCATACTATCCATTTCATACTCATTAAAATGTCATCATCCTGCCCGTTTGAAAGGTCGCTGATGGCAAAGTATTTATTCAGTTCTTTCGGGAGCATTCGTTTCCAAAATTCGGTTTTTCCTGTACCCATCTTAGTGCCGTAAATTATAGGAATAATCGGAGGCACTTCGTCACCCATAGCCGAACCGATTAGACCCAGATAAAACTTAGTTAGGAAAAATTCAACATAGTTTTGCATAACCTCACCCGTATCAAGGTGTCCGTTATATCCGGTTATTGTATCGGCCATTCGAGCAATTACGCCATAAGGTCTGCGGTGTGCGTTGGCTTCGAGAAATGAAAGCAGGGGATTATATTGGGTCAGTTCATTTGAGTTCAGGTATCTGTCAATTACCTCCATAGATGCTTTCGGATATGCTCGTTTAAGTTTAATGAATAGGCTATTCTGGTCGGCATCTGTAAAGACTTCGCCATTGTTTTCCAAACGATTTGTAATAGTGTTTCTTACCAGTTTATAGTTGGCATTAATAAACGCCTCCACCACTACGATAATGTTTTCTTTTTCGCCTGTACCGTTTGAGTCTGATTCGCTCAATACTTGTTCCACTACCTGCTGGGCGTGATTTGATTCAAGTCCGTGCAGGTTGGAGATAGTGGCAATTAGGTTCTCTTTCGTCTGGGTTTTTTTACCCATTTTGGCTGTCTGAATGGCCAGTTTGGTTTTTTCGCTTCGAATGGTTAATCCGGCCTCTTGACAATAATACAGGAATGTGCCTATGTTAATACCTGTTCCTGTGCTTTTAAGGCAGTTAGTAAACTGCTTGTCGCATTTGGCATGGTCGTATTTTTCATTGTATTGGCAGACGGTGTGAAAGTACGCCCGACCTGCCTCGCCTTTGTATTCGGCCAGAGCGAATCCAATCCGCAGGTAACGGTTATAGTCACCTTGCGTCAGGTCAATGCGTCTGGATTCAATTTGGTTAAAAATTTCGGATAAGTCATTATCCGGCAAAACCGCATGAGGTAAGTTCTTGGGCTGGTCTTTTTTCGGTACGGTTTTTTTGAATAAAGTTGATTTAGGATTGTGATAAATGCCGGGGTCGAATGAAACGAATCTGGCTCGGCTTACATCCTTGCAGGAGCGGTCTATGCTTATCTGGTAGGTCTTGGCATAGTAGTATTCCAAACCCTCAAATAACGCTTCGTGTTGTGCTGGGTCAATCTTAACCAGTACAGCCAGACCATTGCCACGAACGGAGCGGAAGCAAGCGTATGTATATTGGTCATTCCATAGGTGCTGGGCGGTGATGGTCAGTTCGTCTGGGTTCAGGTTATCAATATCAATGCAAATGAATCCGGAATGGGATATTAGGCTTTTCCGGTTGCGTTCGCTAAAATGACCGGAGCAGGTAACGAGCGGAAGCAGTTTTTTTTGTTCTGGGTCTTGGCTTTCCCGAATTTTTTGTACCTGCTTTTCCCATCTGCCAGAACGGATGTCTGAAATAAAAGCGTCTATGGTTGTTGTGTCCTTTGAACGGACATCGGTGGCGTTTTTGTATATTGAAATTGTCATGAGCGTCTTGCTTTTTGAATTTGAAGTTGTCGGTACACCCATCCCGGTTTATACCCCTTTAATTGTGCCAGTTCTTTTAGTTCGGTTTCATTCATTCTACCCCATGGTTTATTTTTTAAGTGTTGTGGTATTTGGACTTTTGTAACCTCCACCATTTCACTATCTTGAATAATGTTAGTGCTTCGGTCTTTTGTCGGTCTTTCGTGTCCGCAATGTGGGCAAATATTTTGATTAATCGGCATCATGGCTTCGCAGTTATCGCATAGTCTAACGGAAAATGCATCCTGTTTGTTTTTCTTTTTTTTGCCAGTCAAAGACCATTCATGCTCGAATGAGTACCAGCCATGTGTGACCACATTGTCACCGTGGTCGAGTATAACGCAGTCGGCCTTGTTCGGATATGGGCGTAGCCCACGACCAATCATTTGCAGGTATAATGCTAAGGACTTTGTAGCCCGATTCAGGATAACGCAGGACACATTTCGAACATCGAAGCCCTCCGTAAATAGAGCAACATTTGAAATACCTTGGATTAATCCGGCACGGAATTGGGATATAGTTGTATTGCGTTCCTGTTCCGTGCTTTCCCCATCCAGATGCTGGCAGGATATTCCGGCATCACGAAACATTTGTGCGGTCTTCTTTGAGTGGGCTACATTAACGCAAAACACAATGAACTGCCGACCGTTGGCAAATTTCCGGTAATTATCAACCACGCCAGCGTATAGGTTGGCCTTGTCATACTTTTGGAATAGTTCTTGGCTATTATAGTCACCAGCGACCAGATGCACGCCTGATAGGTCGGCTTTTTCTTTGGCCACGAATTTGCGAACCGAAACGAGAAAGGATTGGTTAGTCAGTAGGTCTATGCTTATCGGAGCAACAATATCCGAATAAACATCCCCCAGAGGCTTACCGTCAAGGCGTGTCGGTGTGGCTGTCATACCAACAACAAAAGCGTCTGGATATGCGTCAAATATCTTCCGGTAACTATTAGCCATACTAAGGTGGCATTCATCCACGAAAATAATATCGGGCGGAAGTATGCGATTGGTTCGGTTGCGTAGTGTTTGAACGCTGGCCACATTTAGATAAGGATGTGGTCGTGATTTGTTCCCCTGAATCAGACCCGGACTAAGCCCGAACGATTGGAGGCGTTCTGTGGCTTGGCTTAAAAGTTCAGCCCGATGTGCAAGGAATAAGATGCGTTTCCCCTTTGAAATGGCACTGGCTATCATGGCCGATACTATGGTAGTTTTACCTCCGCCAGTTGGAACGCACAGAATTGAGCGTTTGTGTCGTAGTATAGATGTTCGAAGCAGGTCAATGGCTTCGAGTTGGTATGGTCGTAATTTTTGCATAATAAAAAAGGGCTGAACGGAAAGGTGCAAGCAATCCATTCAACCCTGTATTTATCCGGTTAAGGAATATCGTTTAGGCTCTTGCACAGCCTATCTTTTTGTATGTAACGCAAAAATAAGTAAAAAGTTTTGTAACCTTTGCAAAAGTTATCCGTTACAATAGAAAAAACACGAATTATGACACACTGGAAACAATTAACCAACCCTGACTATTTCGGTAGTCACGACTTGTTCGTAAGTGACAACACTTACAAGGACATCATTGTAACGCTCGTTTCGGTTGAGAAAAAAGCCGTTCCGGGAGCAGATGGCAAAAAGACCGACTGCATCGTTGCGACAACATCGGAAACGAAGCCAATTATTCTGAACAAGACCAACTGCAAGACGATTACCAGACTTTTGGGAACGCCAGCCATCGAGAAATGGGCAGGTCAGAAGGTAAAGATTGGCGTTGATAAGGTCAAAGCATTTGGAGATGTAGTGGATGCGCTCAGGGTCAAGAATGAGAAGGTATCAACCGAACCAGCCAAAGATTACACGGCCACGATTGAGGCGATTATGAACGCACCTGATTTGGCCACATTGCAAACACTTTGGAAAGCATTGGATAATGATGGTCAGGCTAAGTGTTTGAGTGCAAAGGATGAAAGAAAATCACAATTAACCAGTAAGTAATATGTTAGAGCATCAAGTACAACAAGGCACACCCGAATGGCATAAACTGCGCATCGGCAAAATCACCAGCAGTCGTGTGGCTGGTATCATGAAGTCCGACAATTTGAAAGTTGTTGACGAACTAATCTACGAAACGGTCTGCCCAGACTTAGCGGTATGGGATGAATCGGATGGGTATGTGAGTGAGGCTATGCAATGGGGAACTGACCACGAAGCGGAAGCGGT